GTGCGATAGAACGAAACACATCCATTGGATGTCTGTTCTTTGTTGAAATGGATAATTCGTTCTTTGAGGGATTGTATGCTGCGAAAGAGTTGTAATCGTCTTCATCACTCTTATATCTAACACCAGGCAAAGATTTGATACCAAGTTTCTTAGACGCAAAAGACACGAAAGAGTCCAGCATTGGTGCTAGTTCTTTGCGTGTCACTTCTTCTTTGATTTGTTTGATTGTTTTTTGCATGGCACCAATCTTTTTCTTCATCAACTTATGAATATCGGCATCATACTTGCCAAAAAGATCGGTGATAAATTCTTTTTGTTTTTTGTTATCGAGACTCACAAACTGTTTACGAAGTTCAGATGCGGATGTGGCCGGTTTGCCAAGAACATTGAATGTAAATGTTGGTGTTACAATAACATAACCTTTCATTTTCTCAGCACTACCAAATGGCTTAAGCTTCTTTTCGTTGCCAGCATATGGTTGTAGATAGCCTGGTGATCCGTCTTTTTTAGGTTTAAATGAAAAACGAGGATCTTCTTCCATATCTTTTTGCGACACAGCAAAGACCAAAACTGTCGTTTTTGGATCAAAGTCTTTCAGGATCTCTTTTGCCATATATGGGTTCAAGACCTGTTTAATCTTGCCGGCAGGTACACCAGCAAGTCTCATCATCTGCTTTTTTTCTTGGAAATTAAATGGACTCTTGGGAGCTTCTACCTTATCAGAGGTAGCAATGTATGCGTCACCAAACTTGTTCTTGAGCCACTGAAAGACCTGGGCATGGCCTTTGTGAAAGGGCTGAAAGCGCCCAGGATATATTACTAAAGTCTTCATTACTTCCCTCTATAGGAATGTTAATCTATAGAGGTATTTAGTAAACTTTAACTCTCATATAGATTACGAACTATTGTAGATTTCGCAACAGAAATGACACTTTCAGCAAGTGCTTTCTTAGGCAAATACTTACTCACTTTGCCATCTTTTACCAGGTATCCAACAGCTTCCACTTCAGGATACATAGCAGCTACCTTGTATAGCATGTCCAGATTCTTCTCATGGTCATCCCACATACGAATACGATCCCACTTGCCAGAAGCAAGATACTTCTTTATGATAACGCCCTTATTGATATGTGCTGGTGAGCTTGGCTTGAGTTTGGCCAAGTTGCCAGAGCGTTCGACATATACATGATCAATAGGAAATCCATGATCACGAAACGCCTCTAAAAACTCTTTGTGATCATCAAAGTCTGCTCGGGCAGTAATGATGATAGAGTGTGAGTTTTCGGATTGATTCCATACAATCGTTTTAGCTCTGTTCAAAACATTTGCTATGGGCTTGAATGTGTCACGAAAGATTTTACCAGAACGAAACTGAGAAAAGTCTAACTCTTCGCCATTGCCGAGCTTATAGTTATTATACTCACCAGGTGCGAGAGACTTGATCACTTTACCATTCTTTTTGATATTTACTTTTGCAGATGTTTGGCCTAAAGTATCATCAATGTCCCACACATTCAAAGTGCGAACTTCATTCTTGTGAGTTTTCAAGTATGACTTAAGTTTCATTTTGACCAATTCTTTGTTGCATTAAAGTTTGCTTGTGAGAATTCCAATCGATCTACAAGTTTAACTGCATTACCGATCTTATCGATAGCAACGAATCCTTCCGGTGCTGTTACCTTGAGTCCAGTGGAATCTGTTCTTAGATATGTTCCAACGGAATCTTGGACTTGCTGTAGTTTCTGCACAATCATATTTTTAGCACGAACCAGGAGATTTTGCAAGTCAAAAATCTTCTTTAGTTCATTTTTATTTGACTTGTAAAATTCCATAATGATCTTCTTTTCCATTTGGCGCTTTTGCTTCGTGTCCGCTTTCTTTGCTTCCAGAATGGACTTGTTCAACTTTTCTTCCACACTGGAAATAAGACCAGCGACATGAGATGTTGTATTTGTGATCTCTTTACCTTCACGAACTTTAAGATTGTTCCATGCTTTGATAGTGATCTTGTACGTGTCGTTTGTTGCAATCTGGTTCATTGTGCGAGGAGATATTGTTCTAAACAATGAACCAGCTTGTGATAGAATAGCGTTCAAAGTATCCGTCTCTTGCTTGGTAAATGTAGCAGTACCGGTGGCATCAACGAATGAAGCATCACGATACCAAACATTCTTTGATATCTTCATACCGCCAATATCAGCACCAAACGATGCTTTCATATCGGCCATTGTATCACCGTTATATGTTGTGTGCCAAACAATACCCATCTTCGCAGATTTTATGGATTTAGCGAGACCACTATCAGCAGGAACAGCATATACAATAGTATTAGGTTGGAATGTAATGTAAGATTTGCCATCAATCTTTTCGTTCTTGATATCCGATGAAGTGAACATCATATCGCCTTGCATAACACCAGTGATGCCGAGTTCGGATAGATACTTTAAAGCAATCTTTAGCTTTACATTCAGACCTTCGCCAGGATGATTCTTATCAATATCAGCATTAGTGTAATTGAGCTTTGCGTTTTGAGCAAATACTCCTTTCGTACCAACAAAGAACTTGCCGTTCTCTGGATTGATACCAGCAAAGATAGCTGGTGCGCCATCCCACTTTGTTGTTAAGTTCACTGACCTGCCAGTAGCGTGACCAGCAAGCATATCACGAAGAGACTGTAAAAAGGATATTGCACCTCTTGTTCCAGAAACTCCTCCATTGAGTACTTCGTCCTCCAAGTGTTCTAAGTGAAGGTTCTTACCTTCTTTTGATTCTGTTAGATAGTCTTGATAGTTGATCATGATTCTTTTTTAATCTCTTTAGCGTTCTTAACTAATCTGCCTTTTTGATCGATAATAAAGTCTGCACGACGACCACCAATAGGTTGAATAACAAATCGACCGCCTTCTACACCAAATTGACTTCTATCGCCAGTTGATCCTTTTCTATATGCCATAAAAGCAGGAACAAATCCGCCGTCCATTCTATCACCGTTTTTATGTATAGAACCACTCATATTTAATTTAAAAGTTTCTCCGGAACTTCCAACTTTTACAAGAGATGGATTACCTTGTAATAGAAAATCTATATTGTCTTGACTTCTCGATTTGGATCCATAATTTGGTCCATACATCGATCTCATTTTAAGTGCTTCGGAATCTTTACCTTGTATCTCTTTAACTATTGTAAATGTTGCTGTTATCTTTTTATTGTTAAAAGTAGCACCAACATGTGATTGAACATCCGCAATAAACTTTTGTGTTAATGGATGATTGAAGATAGATCCTCCTGCACTTGGAGATATGCCAGACCACTGACCAAAATCTTTATATGTGCTTCCTTTTTTATGTGAAACGTAACAAACTTCGCTAAAGCTTTTTGATCCCTCATTGTACGATACGAAAACAAGATCAGCTTTTGGTGTTCCTGCTACCTTATTCACTCCCACAACATTACCAAACTTTTTACCATCAATTATAAGGGTTATAGGCTTTTTGATCTTTGAGTTGACTTCGTTGATAAAATCTCTTTCTCCACTTTCCGTTGGAGATGGACTATTAAGAGTATATTTTCCAGCAAGACCATTTTTTTGATATGTTGCTAAAAGACCGAAATCAACACCTGTATCTTTAGAAGCAGAAGTTATTCCTGTTGGTTTTCTGATTTGATTTAAACTAACATAACCTTTTTTTGATCCTGCAGAAATACTCGCATATTCTTTACCGCTTAAAACTTGTAGATCAGCCGATGTTATTTTTATAGATGTTCCTTTTTTAAGGTCGGCAATTTCATCAATTTTCTTTTTACCTAAGGCAAGTAGTTTAGCATCTGTTTCTAATGTGTATGATGTTATTTTATATCGGGCATTGTTCTTTACGTATTTTTCCCAGTTACTTTCGCCAGTACTCGCTTTTCCTGTTAGACTTGCCATTGTGAATCCTCTTTTAAAGTATTTATCTACTCCATTTTCCGAGCGGGCATTGAGCAAAAGGTATGAAAGCTTTGTATTCCATGAAGCATCCGCACTCCTTGCAACGCTTCTGATCTTTATCATAGCGTTCACAGGAGTTGCAGACTTCTAGTCGTTCTTCTTTGATTATTCTTCTTTGTTCAAATGGATTCATAATGCAAAAGGGCACCCGAAGGTGCCCACTTTCTTATCGATAACAAACACGCTTTTTTACGATCCGATACTCATCAAGGTTTGGATCATAAATCTTCTTCTTCTTATATACACAACGAACTGGTGCTGGTTCTACGTACTCTTCATACACAACAACAGGAGGCGGTAGATAATATTGTGGTTCAGCATAAACTCGGTTTCCATTACCAAGGGCTTCACCAATAATCAGACCGCCAAGAGCACCGCCTAAAATTCCAATAACTACGTTTTCGGAAGTATCGGCATGAGCAGGAATAGTACCTGCCAGTACTGCTACTGAAACTGCTGCCGCGACTAAAAACTTTTTCATGACTTCTTTCCCATTGTTGCTTTGATCATCCAAGCAAGTTTCATTTGAGCAGTAATGCGATCCTGAAGATAGTTGGAAAGACCATACATCTTCTGTTCTTCTGCCATTTCATACGCTTCAATAACTAGGTTGGAAAGATTCTCGTTGCAGGTCTGGAGATTGGCAATCATCTTTTCCGCAGTCGGAATCTTTTCATCCTCCATTATTATAGACAATTCTTTCATCCTTGTCAAGGTCTGAGGTGCAAAAGCGTCCAACTGACGGATGTGTTCCGCTAATGGATCAACTGCGCCATGGTAATCTTCATAGATGGTTGCGAAGAAATCATGTAGTTGTGGGAAATCGGAACCAATTACATTCCAGTGATATGACTGAGCTTTAAGTCCAGCAGCAAAGGTACTTGCTAATACCGCCTTCATCTTTTCTACTAATTCTTCCA